GACAGCAGGACGTTGAGCATCAGCCGCCCCATCGAGGTGGTGGTGTTGAACTGCTGGGTGACCGACACAAAGGACACGCCGTGGCGCTCGAACACTTCAACCATCTTGGAGAAGTCGGCGAGGCTTCGCGTGAGGCGGTCGATCTTGTAGACCACCACGATATCGATTTGGCCGCGCTCGATATCCGCCATCAGGCGTTTCAGCCCGGGCCGATCCGTGTTGCCGCCAGAGAAACCGGGGTCATCGTAGTCGTCGGCGACAGGAATCCAACCCTCGGCGCGCTGGCTCGCGACGTAGGCGTGGCCCGCCTCCTTTTGCGCATCAATGGAGTTGAATTCCTGGTCAAGGCGCTCATCCGACGACACCCGGCAGTAGACGGCGCAGCGTTTGCGCGCTTTGGGAGAGGCAATCTGGCTGGCGTCGCTCATTGCGCACCTCCCTTGCCATTCAGGCCGAAGAACAGCGGCCCCGACCAATGCGTGCCGGTGATCTGCCGGGCCACGGCCGTCAGGCTCTTGAAGGTGCTGCCCTCGTACTCGAACAGGCCATCGGCGGTGACCACCACCTTGTGCTCACGCTCGCCCCATTCGCGCAGCAGGACAGTGCCGGGCGCGAAGTTGATGTCGCGCGGACGGGCCCGCAGCTTGATCTTGGAATGCTTGGCACCAATGGCTTCCAAGCGCTGGCGGGTGTTGTTCGACAGACCGCCGAAGGCTTCCTCCTGCATCTTGTAGGCGATGCGCGACTCGATGAAGGCGCGGTTGGGATTGATGGGGCGGCTGCTGAAATACCGATCCCACACCGGCCACAGATCGGCGATGGGCAGGCTGGACAGCTCCGCGATCCGCGCAGCGACGGATGCTTGTTTCTCGTTCATCACAACTTCTCCTGTTGATAGGGGGTTGTATGAACGCGCTGGTCGGGCAGGAAGCCAAGGCCAACTTCTCTCTGTTTGGGCGCTTCTGCGACAGCGGTGCGGACAATGGCGGCCGCAAGGATGGCGGTGATTTCACCAGCTCGGGCGCTGGCGGACATCTCTGCTGGAGATGCAAGTTCGATGTTCTTCATGACGGGCTCCGGGGAATAGCAACCGTCAGAAATAGTGAACCTGATCCATCGGACAGGATGGCAACGCAGGGTAATCGGGTCAGATGAATTGCGCGTTTACGAAACAGTTGACCGACGCACGTCTTGGGTCTATGATCCTGGAATTAACCAATTACGCAATTAGGAAACGGCCATGCCTTTCGGAGACTTCATTCGCAAGAAGCGCGAAGAGAAGCAGATACAGATGAACGACTTCGCGCGTCAGCTTGAGATTTCACCTGCCTACTGGTCACGCATCGAGCGCAACATGGAAAAGCCGCCCAAGGACGAGCTGATCCGCAGGGCTGCAGAGATTCTGGGCATCGACCCGGACGACGCTTTTGTCGAAGCCAGTCGTCTGCCACCAGACATGCGCGAAGATGTGGCCAGCGTGGTGCGGATGTACCGCCGGGAAGTGACGGAGAAAAAGTGAATGCCGGTTCTGACCCTCGACTACCGGCATTGCGACCGCAAGCGCCCAAAATTCATCAAGCACGTTGAAATCGAAGCCATCGCCGCACAGGCCCGCCAGCAGCTAGTGGGTGTCGGTGTTGATGCCATTGCCTTCGACGCTTTGCGGCAGATCGACCGGCTGAAAGTCAACAACATCGACTTCGCGCTTGAGGTCAGCACCGAGTGCGAGGTGCATGATGAGGATGGCAACCACGTATTCGGGATCTGCGAGTACGACCCCGGTGTCCCGGACACGGCGATGGTATGCGTGTCGCCGGTCGGCGAAAAGCTCAGTGAACTGCTGGCGCTCAGCACACTAGCCCACGAACTCGGGCACGCGGTGTTCGATGCTCCAGGCTGGATCATGGATGGCAGCAAGGGGCCGGGACTGTTCGATGCCTTTGAGCCGTGTGTGCAGCGTGCCTATCGCACCACCACGCCGGACAGCGAACACTTGGCGAAAGTACCAACAGCCCCTGCAGCAGCACTGGCGACAGAAGTGCATTTTGCCGAGCTGCGCGCCAATGAGTTCATGGGTTCGCTGCTGGTGCCGCGCCAACTGTTGAGCACAGCAGCAGAGGAGCTGGCTCCGGAATACAACGTCAGCGTGCATCGTGGGCCTTCGCTTGATCCTGAGATTCCAGGCACCAGCCTACACCTCACCGCTACATCCCCCGCCGATATGGATTTGCTTGAGCGGGCACTGGCCATGCGTTTTGGCGTCAACCCGCGCTTTGTGCAGGTGCGCTTGCAGCGCTACGGCCTGACCCGACCGGGGGCTGCAGTGCGCTGAACAACGAACCCCAAAACTTCCGCGCCGACCTCGCGTCGGCATTTTTTGAACCGATCAATTAACCGTTCGCGCAATCGCGCACATTGTTTCATAAGGAGTGGCGTGTATGACAACAACCGAACTGAACGACATCCAATCCAGCAACGTGTCTGCGGTTGCCGAGACGGAAAATGGCAAACCCCGGACTCGCGGCAAGGACAACGGCCCCAGCACCTTGCCGCATCTAGAGCGTCTAGTTCACCTCACCCGCAAAGTGCAGCGCCCGATGCTGCTGCGGGTGCTACTGGAATCGGCGCATGGTCAGGCACTCCCTGCCGTACAGGCGCTGACCGATGACGCCAAAGGCTCGCTGCCTATTCCATCCCGCAATGCGCTGTTCGCACTGGTTGCTGAGATGCAGCCGGAAGTACAGGCTCGCCTCGAACGCGCCGCCGAGCGCATCACATTGCTGGTCGACGAGTATGGCGCGTTGGCAGTGACGGAACTGATGGATGCAAGCAGGCCCGATGATGCGGCCATTCTGGCGGCTCCGTCCGACAAGTACAGCCGGGCACTCTACCTTTATCTGGAACAGGAGTGTGCGACGTCAGGCTCCGTGAAAAATCGCTTCGAGCACGCCGAACAACGCCAGCAGGTGCTGCGGCATTTCCAGAGCGAAAAATACTCCAGCCATTACCTCGGACCCAAAGGTGCGCAGCCGGGACTGGACGGGGCTGCGGAGGAAAGTTTGAAACAACGCTTGGCGGAACTGTTCCCGCAGGTGAAGGCTGACGACATCCTCGTCGAGCCATTCGCCCATCGGGAAAGTGATGCCCCCGATGCACCGGTGCTTATCTTCACGCTGTCGGCCAAATTCAACGGCAAGCACATCCATTACCCGAAAATCATCAATGGCGAGGACACCGACGTGGATGACTCGTCGACGGTCTATGTGCGCTATTCCTGGCACAGCAGCAAAGGCGAATTGTCGGTATTCAGTGACGATGAAACCGTGCGGCCCGAACTGGCCAAGGCCTTCCGCGACGTGGTGCTGGGCGGCGACGGCGACATTCAAACCATGCCGATGCGTGAGTTCGACCTCATGGGTTTCTGCACGCCCGCCATCCTGGCCCGGTTCAAGAAAGACCGTATTGCAGGTATTGAATCCATCGACATTAAGCACATTCTGATTGCCAACCCCGAAGTGCGTCAGACCACGCTGAAAAACCGGCTGATCGCCCGCCGCGTGGAGAACCCGTTGCTAATCAAGCGCGACCGTTTCGAGGATCGCAATATTTACGAGGTGGCGGGAACGGTCTATCCGCTCGTCGACCTGACAAATTACGTCGTGAAGCAGGTCAAACTGACCTTCCAGATCGCCCCGACTGCGCATCGCAAAGCGCACGACGTGACAGTGCAGATCACCACGCCCAACGGGTTCAATGATGGCAAGTTGACCAGGGCCGATAGCGAACTGGTGTTTGCCCAGCTCATGCAACTTGACTGCGCCCGCCAGTACTGAGGTGGCCATGCTGCATTCGGAATATTTGCTGATGCTAGAGCGTACTCGCAGCCTCGAGGAACGGCTGTCGTCCGACGATTTGCGTGGACACGCGGCAGCTTTCCTCGCTCGGCGCTGGGTGATTGCTGATGGACACCTGACACATATCCTTGTACCGGTGCTCGACAGTGAGCAGGAGGTCGAGGTTGATGTCGACGATGACCGGCAAACCTACTGCTACCAAAGCCCGAGTTGCCGTGGCCGGGTTGTCACGCGACCGTTGGCGGATATCACTCTCTACGCGGTCAACATTGATGCGTGGATGGGCGAGATCTGCGACCTGCTCGAAATCGAGCCTTCACAGCGGGCCCCCAGTCGGGAGCTCATCGCAGATCACCTCTGGCACTTGGGCAATATCCGAGTGGGCAACACGCATCGGCGTGCGCCAATTTATCTTGCCCGCCACATGAATGCTGCAGATCAGGACTTGCGGCAAGCGCTTCTCAGCGCCAAGCGGCCCAGCCAAGGCATCGTGCTGACTGCACACGACCTGGATATCGAACTACCGAACAGTCACCAGACCTGTGGCATCGACCGGCTGCTCGTGAATTCCGGCGGCGGCCTTTCCTATGACACCGAGCTCCTCCATCGCTTGTTGAAGGGCGTCGCTGCCGATGCAGACGATCCGGATGAGTATTTCGATGCGGATACCGGCGAGCTGAAACTGGCCTGTGTGGCCGAGCCAAAGACCTTCAAGGGCAAGCAAAAAGACGTCATTGCGATGTTCTGGAAGGCGCGCCAGCAGCACAGTCTCAAATGGTCTGAAGTTGTGACTCGAACCAGTTGCCCGAAAGATCCAGACAGTACTTTTGGCCCTCAATGGTCAATCTGGCTGGAACGTATCGAAGGCCAGCGTGGCCATTACCGGTTGCGCACACGGCAGTAAATTTCCGGCGATTTTTCCGGAAAGACATCCGGACACGATCCGGCGTCAGATTCGAAGAATGAGCAGTGCCCGTTTAGTTCAAAGGAGCACTGCAAATGGCAAATACCCACCCAACTCGTCGATTTGGCCACGCATCCCGCGTGCCATCGACGCCCACTGCACACCCGTGCATCGCACTGACTGAAAACGAACTGGCTAGTCGCTGGGGGCTTTCTGTCAAAACCCTGCGCCGTTGGCGGCAGGAACAACTCGGACCGATCTTTTGCAAGCTCGGTGCACGAGTCACCTACCTGATCTCTGAAGTCGAAGCCTTCGAGCGGCGTGTTGCGCGCTACTCGACCTTCGCTCGTGCGTATCAGTAAGGAGGATGACCATGAGCGATCTGACCATCTTCCCCGCCGACATCGCCGAGATGTCCGTCAGCCAACTGGCCGCACTGCCGCCCGCGCAGAAAGCCGAGATCGACAAGAACCTCGATGCGGCCATCGACTGGCTCAAGAAGGCGCGCACCAAGTTCGATGCCGCGCTCGACGCGGCCTACGGCGAACAGGCCCGCGCAGCGCTGCGTGAATCCGGCCGCGATTTCGGCACCGCCCATATCAGCGATGGCCCGCTGCATCTCAAGTTCGAGCTGCCCAAGAAGGTCAGCTGGAACCAGCAGCAACTGGCCGAAATCGCCGAGCGCATCGTGGCTTCGGGCGAGAAGGTCGAGGGCTACCTCGACATCAAGCTGTCCGTCTCCGAATCCCGCTACACGAACTGGCCTCCGGCGCTGCAGCAGCAATTCGCCGTTGCCCGCGCCGTGGATTCAGGCAAGCCGTCTTTCACCCTTTCCCTTGATTCGGAGTAATGGCCATGAGTGCAATCATTCCTTTCCAGTTCGAAGCGCACGCCGTGCGCGTCCAGGTCGATGGTGCTGGCCTGCCGTGGTTCAACGCCAGCGATGTTTGCGATGCGTTGGAGATGGGCAATCCGTCTCAGGCGATCAAGTCCCACGTCGATACGGAGGATCTCCAGAAATTGGAGACCCTTACGGCGGGTGGACGTCAGCGCCAGAACCACGTCAACGAGTCGGGCCTCTACGCCCTGATCCTCGGCAGCACCAAAGATGCTGCCAAGCGTTTCAAGCGTTGGGTGACCAGCGAGGTACTGCCCGAGATCCGCAAGACTGGCAGCTTCGCCGCCCCCGGTGCGCTGGCAGCTTTGCCCGCACCGACCCACGACCGTGTATCCGCGATTCTGCTGATCGGCGAAGCCGTGGCGAAAGTGCCGGGCGTCAAGCCGGGCATCGCGGCGGCGGCAACCCTGACTTGCATTCAGGAGAACACAGGTATCACCACCGAGGTGTTGCGTCGCGCGCTGCCGTCGGCCAATGAGCCGATCTGCGCGCTCAACGCCACGCAGCTCGGCAAGTTGCTCAACCGTTCGGCCAAGTCCACGAACCAGATGCTGGCAGCGGCTGGCTTGCAGTTCCGCAACGACCGCGACGAATGGGAACTGACCGAGGCCGGTGAAGCATGGGCCGAGGCCATGCCTTACTCGCGCAACGGCCACAGCGGCTACCAGATTCTCTGGAATCCCGCCGTTGCCGATGAGCTGAAGGAGGCCGCGTGATGAGCCTCCCCATCATCTCCGCACAGCAGCGCATGGCCGAGCGCAAGGGCGTGAAGCTCTTGATGCTAGGCAAGTCCGGCATCGGCAAGACCACCCGGCTCAAAGATCTCGACCCGGCCACCACGCTGTTCCTCGACATCGAGGCGGGCGATTTGGCCGTGGCCGACTGGCCGGGCGACACCATCCGTCCGGCGTCGTGGCCGGAGTCGCGTGACTTCTTCGTGTTCCTCGCGGGCCCGGACAAATCGCTGCCGCCAGAGTCGGCGTTCTCGCAGGCCCACTACGACCACGTCATCGAGAAGTTTGGCGACTCGACGCAGCTCGACCGTTACCAAACCTTCTTCCTCGACTCGATCACGCAACTGTCCCGGCAATGCTTCGCGTGGTGCAAGACGCAGCCGGGCGCGGTCAGCGACCGTACCGGCAAGCCCGATATGCGCGGTGCCTACGGGCTGCTCGGCCAGGAAATGATCAGCGCCTTGACCCACCTGCAGCACGCACGCGGCAAAAACGTGGTGTTCGTCGCCATCCTCGACGAGCGCCTCGATGACTACAACCGCAAGGTGTTCGTGCCGCAGATCGAAGGCAGCAAAACCAGCCTGGAGCTGCCCGGCATCGTCGACGAGGTCGTGACTTTGGCCGAGATCAAGGCCGACGACGGCAGCGCTTACCGGGCCTTTGTCACGCACACCGTCAATCCCTACGGCTTCCCAGCCAAAGACCGCAGCGGTCGTCTCGACCTGCTGGAGCCGCCGAACTTGCGCGTGCTGATCGCCAAGTGCGCAGGCACAACCACCGCGCCCGCCATCACCCAATCCCACGAATCTCAGGAGTAATCGCCATGAACCAGCAATCCACCACCAGCAACTGGAATGACTTCAACGACGCCGAATCGCAGCAGTCGGGCTTTGACCTGATTCCCAAGGGCACCGTCGTACCGGTGCGCATGACCCTCAAACCCGGTGGCTATGACGACCCCTCGCAGGGCTGGGGCGGCGGCTACGCCACCGAGTCCTTCGATACCGGCTCCATTTATCTCGCCGCCGAGTTCGTGGTCACCGCTGGCGACCACGCCAAACGCAAGATGTGGTCGAACATCGGCCTGCACTCACAGAAGGGACCGACCTGGGGTCAGATGGGGCGCAGCTTCATCCGCGCCGCGCTCAACAGTGCCCGCAATGTCCATCCGCAGGACAACAGCCCGCAGGCTGCCGCCGCGCGCCGCATCCAGGGCTTCCATGAACTGGATGGACTGGAATTCCTCGCCCGCGTGGACATCGAGAAAGACGGCAAGGGCCAAGACCGCAACGTGGTCAAGATCGCGGTCGAGCCTGATCACCCCGACTACGCCAAGTTGATGGGTGTGCCGCCCAAGAGTACTGGCGGTGGCACTTCCGGCACTCCGGCGCAGGCCGTGGCTCCTGTGTATCAGACCCCGGCTCCGCAACGCGCACCCGTGACGGGTAAACCGTCGTGGGCGCAGTGAGGGAGGCCGATGAAATGCTGGGTCTGCAAACGACAAGCACGCGGCTACGGCCACTCGGACGGTCGCTTCAAGACCGGCGATGGGCGCCGCTACGTGCTCGACTGGGTGTTCTGCTCACGCCGCTGTCAGGACGCATTCCACGCGCTGTACGGCAACTGGCAACGCGCCAAGGACGGCAGCATCGACAAGACGGAGGTCGCCATGATTGATCCGTCTGATGTCGAACTGGCCGCAATGC